GTGCGTTTCTCACTGACGCAAAACATGCAAAGTTCAAGATTCAGTCAGAGATTCATGACTTAGCAGGTCGTATCGTTGAACTCGAACTTACGTCTGGATTCCGTGTTCCGATTGTGCCCGAGGAGTCTGAAGGAACTCCCGGGGAAGTCGTTCAAACTGTGCGAGAGTTCAATGAAAAGACATTGGTCGATGGAGTTCCGAATGCAGCCGATATACAGCTCGCACAAAGCATTACCTATTCATCCGAGATTTACGAGTTCTTGTTGTTCTCGTTGTCCAAAGACATTCAAACTGGACCGGATGGAGCCATCTTGGATCCAACGTATGAAGTGCTTCGAAATGCCATTGTGAATCGAGGTGCTGCACTCTACAAAGAGTTAACCAAATGGTTCAGAGCTGAAGCCTATGAAGACACAACCAAAGCTCCAATCGAGTTTATGAATAAAGTGCGAACACCCTGTGGACAGTTCACAGATAAAGACAAGTGTTCCAAATCCTCCTTGTGTGGATGGCATAAGAACACCTGCAAGATTCGTGTGAAGCCCCTTGTGGAAAAAGAAGCAGTTCTCAAACGAATCGTCAAGACACTCCGAGATAACGACAAACAGCGTGCGCTGGTTCTCGATGGTCGGTTGTCACCTTTTTTTAGTACGATTTTGTATCTAGAAATGCCTCACGAGCTGATTACGACGACGATTTAATCGTAATAGGTCTGATAGCGTATCCTTTTCTCCCAATGATGTCCCCATCGTCCTAAAAGAATAGGCGAAGGTTTCCCAAACACTCGAATGATTGTATTCCAGATCATGATACTATCAATCGAACTGACACCTCACAATCCATTTTAAGCCTTGATGAAGTGGACCTTGAGGAACTTCTGGAGGTTAAGGTAGGTAACCTCGGTCTTGTCGTCGACTCGTAAGAGCTTGGCAAGTGCTGCATTGGGGATGATGCGGCGTCTGAAGGTTGGGTCAAAGCAGCTGTGGCTCTTGACATACTCAGAGATGAACTTGGTGACATCGGTCTGAGATCGCTTCTCACCTGCCTTGAGTCCCATGAACTGGCACAACTCTGGACTGAGTGGCTTCTCCTTGAGGAAGGCATTGTTGGCACGTCGAGCCTCCCAAGCTGCTCGTTGCTCTGGGTTAAGGGTGGCTGGGTCAACCTTGCGCTTCTTCTTGGAATCACGAGCCTCCTTTTTGGCTGCCTTGGCTGCCTCTTGGGTGGCCTTGACTGCATCACGAACACGGGTTGTGAACTCAGTGGAGAGTGCCTTGAGCTGCTCTGTGAGGTTGGAGAGGAGAGCATCGGAGGTCTGGGCTGGAGCAGTGACTGTTGGGGCAGTGGCGGCACCTGCAGCGACAGTTGGGACTACAATCTCGACCTTGGAGGCAGTGACCTTCTCCTTCTTGGCCTTTACGACCTTAGGGGCGGCAGGTGCTGGAACAGGGGCAGCGGCAACGGGTTCGGCGGTCTTCTTCTGGGTTTTCTTGTCGGCGGCCATCTTGTTTGTTTTAGAGACAGAGACTGTGGAGGACATTTCTAACGCGTTGGGTATGATTGTTACCCTCGGCGGTCATGTAAATACTTTTAACTCCGGTGTAGAACGGACAGAATTGAAAAAGTAATCATATAGGGGTCGCGATACAAAGTGATGATATGAAGCAGGGTATTGATAGATTGCAGTATGAAGACTGTGTCTTTCTGGAAACTATTAGGGGTGAAGGCTCGGTTCCCACATAACATGGAGACCCGATGGCGAAAGGGGTCTGAGGCGGGCAGTATCATTTCGACCTCGCGTTGAAGCATTACGAAAGCATTCTTATACTCGGTCCTGGTGAAATCGATGAAGTGTTCCGGATAGACCTCGACGAAGCCGTAATCACCAAAGTGTTGGGTCAAGATGTTGAGGCGATGACGGACTCGGTCGATAAACACTTCCGATTCCAATGGCACACGTTCTAGGTTTCGTTTCTTGTAGCCCCAGATAGTTCGAAGTCGTTTTCGGAGTTCTGCTTTCAAAGGGACTTTTGTATACGGATTGACCGGTGTGTAGTTATGCATACACCATGTCCACAACGACCCGAACTCAAACCACCACTGCTTACCGTTCTCTTCAAATGAAATATACTCCATGGGATGCACTCGTTCTTTCTCGTTGAAGGTAATGATGTCCTCGTCGTTCGCAAGTCCTTTGCGTGATAAGACTCCAAAACCCGCATACGATAATCGTTTACGAATCAACCATCCTCGAACCAAGGCTTGAACTTTTACAATCGGAGATGTAGGGTGGACGACCGCCCACAACTCGGGTTCTTTCATTCGAGCATGTCGACCACATAAAGTATGTCCAACCAATGCATTGGACGTGCAGGGGTCCTTAGAGCCTCGCTTTTTCACCGACGCACATTGGACCATTATGTTCTATGAAGACCTTCTTGAAAACTGGAAATATGCTGTCAAAACGGATTGTTATGTTTTTTGGGGTTGATAGTATACCCCAAGCAAGCAAATATGTCTACAATCGCAATCGTCTCATCTTCTAACCTCGACATCAACAAGCTCTCATTCGGAGACATCCGCCTCAACAAAGCAGGTGGCAAGTCAGTTCCTTTGAAGTACAATGGTCAACCTCTTCAGATTCGTCTTGAAAAGTCCGTCTACCCTATGGGCGTCAATGTAAAGGAAACTGAGAACGGAACTACATACACAATGAGCCTTACACTCAAAGGTTGTGACGCACATGCCAAAGAACGTGCTGGAGCTGAAGCAGGTTCTACAGGCATACTCTACAACTTCCTACACGACCTTCAAGGAAAGATACTTGACACAGCTGAAGCGAGCAGTGTAAAGTGGTTCGGTAAGGCTCGATCTCGTCCCGTTTTGGAAGAGATGATGAAGAAGTCTATCAGTCCAAGTGTTGAGAAAATCAACGGAGAGTGGGTGGCCTCAGGCAAGTATCCACCCAGTCTCAAGATGAAGGTTCCAGTCTACGACGGTCGTGTCGCAATGGATGTTACAGACGCACAAGGCAGACCGGTCGAAGTGACAACCGAGAACATTCAGCAAGTGTTTCCTAAGCGAGCTGAAGCAAGTATCGTAGTCAGTCCAAGCATCTATGTCTCTGGACAAGGCTTTGGTGTGACTTGGAGAGTGAGCTACGCAAAGGTCTCACCTCCACAACGCACAACTGCATCTCAAATCTTCGCAGATGAGATTGAGCAAGAACTCAAGCCTGAAATCAAGGTTCAACCTCTAGCGGAAGATCAAGAGGAGGAAGAACAAGAGGAGTTAACAACTGTGTATGTTGAGACTCCATCGGCTCCTCCTGCGACACCTGTCGCTCAGATTGCGGTTGCTCCACAGGCTGCTCCACCGGCTCCTGCGAAGAACCGTCGTCGTGTTGCTGTAGCCTAGACCAAACACTTGAGTCTAGTGGTGGATGATGTAGTTTGAAATCAAAATCCACAAAGAATATTTTTTCCTTGTCCGGGAAATCCAGATACTGCAGTACAGACTTGCACCCTGGTAGTTGACGCAGTGACTTGCGACCACACTCGGTGCATGTATAGATGATTGGTCGAAGCACCAACATACTGGGTGTGACAATGCGCACAGGTCCACACAAGCAGTGTTCCAAGAACCGTTCAGGAGTCGTCCATTCTTCATTGACATATCGGTCAAACACATGTCGAGGGAGTTTCGACCAGAGTTCATCTTCTTCCGTCCATCCAGGTTCTTGAAGTAATGTACCAAACTCAGAGTCGTGAAACCACAACACTCGCATGTCTGCATGGTCAGCCAGTGAATGCTCTGCGCATCCTACTCGTTCTAAGGAATCGTTGTATAACCAATACACATCTGCGTGGTCATACGAAGGGTCTCGTGACCCGCGATAGACTTCTTGTCCATCCATCATCCAGGTATCCGCTACGACATCCAAATCATTTTCGGTGATGTCGGAGGAAATGTTCGTGTATAAGAACTCGGGGTGTAGCCGTGAAAACATTATTGAATGGTCAGTTTACGCAAATGAAACTGAAACGCACACATCGTGACGACAGACCGTCTTGGTTGCCGAACGAGATAACTCGTGGCGTTTGCGTCGTCCCTCGGCTGCTTGAAGGGTGGTTGAACACTCGTCCATATCCTTTTGAATGTCATCGTAGTGCGTTTCAAGGTAATCCAAAATCTCGTCCTGAATCGCCCACTCGAAGAAACTGAGTTGTCCCACAGTAGTGTTTAGCTCCATAAACTGAATGCGCTTCCAACGGCAGAAGGGGTCAAACATCTTTTTGCTATACGCTTTGAGATGTGCTTTATAGGCGAGATACACGATGACATGTCGTCCAGTCTTGGTGACAAAGGAAATGTTATGCTTCTTTGCATAGTTGGTGACGAGCCAATCAATGAGTCGTAGACTAATCTTAGACTGCCCCGAGAGAATGGTCTTCACCCGAGCGAGTATTTCGGGGTTACTATAGAACCCTGCGAGTCGATGTAGGACGAGTTGGTCTTTGCTTTGAATCTCCATAGTGGGTTTAGTTGCGCTCATTGAAAATGCCTTTTATATATAATGTCGGCAATGTATCTTTCATCCGTCGGAGCCGATCTCAAGGAGATTGAACCTCATACACGCGAACTAGGGAAAGTCGTAGAGGAAATGAAGAAGAAACTTGTCACCGAAGTGCGAGTGTTGGAAGGCACTGAGGTTGAGTCCTATCTTACTGTGAGGACTGCCCTTGAAAACGAACTTTCAACTACGAAGCTTACAGAAGAACAATGGAAGAGCGCCTTACCCAGTGGTTGCTCGACAACCGACCCTATACCGGATTCAAACGAAGACTCCGAGACTTCATCTTGTTTTGCAGGACTCTTGAACCACGATTGCCGTTTCGTCTTCTTAAGCAACAGGTCTACGCCATCGCCGACAGACTCATGCTCGGGGAAGTCGGTCGACTGTGGGTGCGAGACCGGTGCTACGAACGTGTGTTGCGAATGTATGGAGCGAACGACCAGCGGACGGAGGCCTGGCACGCCAAACGAAGTGAAATGATTACAGCTTCGGAAGTCTATGGAGTCTTCGGGTCTGAATCGGCTCGTCGAGAAGTGATGATGCGAAAGTTGGAACCCAAACCTCCTGGCGAAGGAAATGCCGTAGCTGCATTGTTATGGGGGACACGCTTCGAACCGGTTGCAAAGAAGATTTACGAAGAGCGAACCAAGTGCACGATTACCGATGTCTCCTGCGTTCAGCATCCTCGTTACAAGTTTCTAGGCGCATCACCGGATGGATTGATTGTGCCGAACAGTGATGACCCAAAACGGTATGGTCGTCTTGTCGAGTTCAAATGTCCTATTAGTCGTGCACTGAAAGCTGAGATTCCACCTGGATACATTCATCAGATGCAAATGCAGATGGAATGCACGGGGATTGACGAATGTGAGTATGTTGAGTTCCGATTCAGGCAAGTGAACTATTCAGAGTGGGTTCGAAGTACCGAACAAAAGGGTGTCTTCACAGTCTACGAATCAGGAAAGGTTGTCTATGACAAAGACATCTATGAAGATACGACACAAGTCATCTATTGGTTACTGACCTCCATCAAAGAGGACTTTGTTCCCAAGGACCCAGAGTGGTTGCCTAAACACTTGGAAGGATTGACACAGTTCTGGAATGAAGTGTTAGAGCACCGCAAACAAGGAACACTACCACCAAAACCCGAAGAGAAGAAGATAGCGAGTTTAGACCTTTAGCTGTGTTACAATATTTGTCCATAAGCACCTAGGCAACTCAACGACGGTGAGTAGCTTGTCTGCAATGAACGCATCAATCAGAGATTGAGTGGCTTCATAGTCATCAAAGACAATCAATGCATTCTTTTTTGCTAAAGGTAATGAATGAACAAAATGAGACCGAACTGCTTCATGTGTATGATCTGCATCAATATGGATAGCATCATATTCATCCGATGGTAAGGTCTTCAAGACTTCACTTGCGTCTCCAAGATGAAAGGTTATGCGATTACCAAAGTGTTGATTCAAGTATTCAACTGCTTTGGGGGAATATCGTGCATCATTGTCGATACATGTAATTCGTAGGGTCGGATTAGACACCAGTAAAATCAAGAGAGAGTGACCCAGATAAACTCCAACCTCTAATAGATGAGACGCCTTTTGTCCAACTCGAAAAAGAGCTTCCTGTTTTTTCAAGGTCTGAAGTTGATAGGAGTACTTCAAGCCGTCGAATAAGTAACTTCCCCATCCATGAATATGATCACGTCCAACCGCATCATAGAGTTGTATGAAATCATGAAAGTGATTATGTAGGACTCTTGCAGTAATACATTCTTTATGCCATTCAATTGCTTTCAATAACTCACCTTCTCCATAGAGAGGTATATTTGTAAATATTGAATCATCGTGCCCCGAAGTATAGATATCGAAAAACTCATCCATCATGGCCCAATAGTTAACCTCCCAAGTAAGTTTAGGAAGGTTTTCCATGACGAGTGACAACTGACGAACATACGCAAGCGGGATTAACGTACGATGCCCTACCCAAAATGTCCCAAACAATCTCCAGACAGGACGTGTCCACACATCTGTTAAATCAGTTTTTTTGGAACCAGGGCTTACAATACGGTCTCTACGGAATGTACTTCTTTCAATCGTATGTAACATTTTCATGACACGATTCTCATCCTGTATCATATGAAATACCCCAAAGTCAATCCATGCTAAATAGGGTGTTTCTGTATATGCAAGTGCTTCATTCATAACTCGAAACTTGTTCAATTGAATACACATATACTGTGCGTTATCTTTGATAGGATGCATATGGCTAGGCAATACAGGAGTTTCGGGTAAGAACGATGTGTCAAGGTCAATAGGTATCACTCGAACATTTGGAGGAAAAACCTTATCCGTATAGGTTGTATCCAAAAAGAGAAGAATCGATATACCTGTATTTGCAAGTCGATCAAATAGGACGAAATAGTCTGTCTCACTCCGATAGGATGTAGCAGGTTTGAAAAAGGCAGTGACAAAAGTCGTCGTTTTCATTGTATATAGTGTTTACACGTTCTCAAACAAGTAAACGCAAATGTATTACCTTCGCGAAAACTCTCTTACTACAGAAGACCCAGTGTTTTATAAGTTACGAAAGGATTGTATGGTTTTTCCAGAAGACGCAATCGTTGCACGAGACTTTGCCCTTAGGGGAAACTATGAACAGAACATCATCGAATGGGCAGCTACCTTGATGGACCCCTCTAAAGTATTTGTCGATATAGGCGCACATGTTGGCACCTATTCAATGTATTTGGCAAAGTTCAGTTCAAGTGTTGTGAGTTTTGAATGTTGTCCAAAGACATTCAACTATCTTTGTGCGAACATTGCTCTACAAGAACTCAACTACAAGATCATACCCTATCGAACTGCACTAGGCAATGAAAAGGGTAGGATTCCATATTACATGCATTCTCCAAAGGATGGAGGGGGAAACAGTTGCATGCCTTTCATGGGTCGTTCGTCTCCCACCATTCAGGTTCCGATTACAACGTTGGACTCATTCCAGCTTGATAACATT